ATGAAGGTTCGCTTTATAGCAAACCCTTTCAGAACCTTACAAACTGCTTTATCCCGTCTTAAAAATGCGACGGAGCTGTTGTTAAGAGACCTTCCAGAGTCTGCAGTATTCGACCAAGAAAGAGGTGTACAATGGGTAGCCAAAAAGCTAGAACAAGGTCATAAAGTTTCATCAATTGACCTTTCCTCATGTACGGATTTCCTTCCTTTAGCGTATCAGCTGGATCTTTTGAACACTCTCTTTCCTCTGTTAAAGGAGGATATTTCTATTTTCGAGAGTATATCTAGATCGTATTGGTTCACACCATCAGGTGAGGAGATTAAATGGGAAACCGGACAGCCGTTAGGCACCGGCCCATCTTTCTCAGCCTTCACTCTTTTCCATCTATTCCTTGTAAGGAGTATTGGAGGAGATGCTTCTAATTTCAGAATTATTGGGGATGACATTGTTATGTCGTCGTCTCCTTTGGTTAGGAGGTATCTGAAGGTTATGGAAGGCTTGAAAGTTCCTATCTCACAACAGAAATCACTTTTTGATAGTGGGGTAGCTGAGTTCGCTGGTAGAGTTATTGATAAATTTGGCAAAATGCAAGTTTATAAAGCTTCACCTACCGATCTCGTGAATGATCCGCTTGGAGTAATTCGCCAATACGGGTCAAGGGGGTTAGATTTAGTCCCCAAGAACTTAAGAGCAATGATCAAAACAGTCTCCACTCTGCCTAGTCCATTTGGATTTGAACTTAACCGTGAAGATCTGAATGACATTCCACCCGAAGTGTTTTATCACTTATTCTCTGAGAAGTTGCCACTTTTGGCGACAAGTTTTAGAGTTACTCGCAAAGAAGGGCTTTTGGCCCTGCAAGTAAAAGACGGGTGTACAGCCAGCGGCATCCCTCAATGGGTTGTCGAAATGGCTTTCCCTCCTCGACCCCAACCGGGTATAGAGGAAGAGGTCAGATATTATGACCAGGGACCTGTAATAGGCCAGGGCATATGGAGTATCCATCTGGTTAATGATCAGCAAATAGTTGATCATTATAACGCCAATGTTGAAAGCGTTCCAGCAATGGAAGTATCTGACAAAGTAAAACAATTAGCAAAAGGTCAAGTTCTAATGACGTTAAAACCGTTTGATGAGCCAAAGCCCAAGCTTAGTTTTATCCGTAAGGTACACAAATTAATGCGCAACATATTCACTAAAACCTG